GCTCCGTTTACGTCAAGAGTTGAGTTCGGAGAAGTTGTGGCTATACCAACCCTAGCAGAACCTTGCGTAGCTGTTGAGTTGGTATCAATGACCATTACAGAGTGGGCCAGAGATGTGGCAGAGGCGCTGCTTATGTTGTTAAGTAAGAAATGTATTTTACCTGACGCATTACCACCTTGACCGTGATTGTCTGTTCTTTCAAATACTATTGCAGACTTTTTGTAGTTATCATTCCCAAACTGAGTTTCTGAATATCCAAAGTGGACACCAGCAAAACTTCCAACACTAAATGAACTACCAAATGAAGCTACAATTCCAGAGCCAACTACATCAAGTAGTTTTGTAGGAGCAGTGGTGTTGACACCAATCTTATTTGATACAAAGAGATTTCCGCTACCATATGACGTTCCTCCTCCTAATGAATATCCAACAGAAAACGATGCACCACGAACTTGAACTGGGTGAGTGCTTACTCCATTTAGATTAATCCCCCAAGATTCTGAAATGAATGCGTTATCAACTCCTGCGTTTGTAAGTCTTATGTACGATGGAAGGCTTATTTCTCCGTTAACTACAATGTTTCCAGTAGTTGTTGCTCCACGAGCAGTAACTGTCGCTAGCGTATCAGCCTCAGCCGTCAGGAAGTTAGGGGTCCAGTTCTTCCAGTATCCATCGGAATCCCTGCGTAGAAGCTGTCCTGTTGATGGTGATGAAATCTGAACATCGTGAATCTCGTCTATCTCAATACCGTTCTGTACCTTAACGAAAATCTCACCGTTGTTAGACTGAACTCTTGTTACAACACCGATGTACACCAAGTGTGCTGGTGACGTTGGCTTGTTCAGCAATCCGAAGATTAGGTTACCATTAGCACCGAGCCATACGGGGTCACCGGCGGTAGCCGTGGACGTGTTTAAACCAGCAAGCAATCCCTCCGTTACAACGAAGATTTGGTCGTTGATAGCCGCAGTAGATGCAGCGAGGCCCATAGTCTTAGATGATGCACCTTCCGACGTGTTAGACGCAAGGCCGACAATCATATTGGTTCCGTCAGAGCCAGTAACATATACCGCTTGGCCTTTTGTAATCGCAACTCCAGCCTTAACTGTATGCTGAACCTTCGATACATACTCAACCGTAGACAGAGTAGCGTTAACCCAATTACTTCCGTTGTACTGGAGAATCTGCCCTGCCGCCGCTGTGGTGATGACTACATCATTAAGCGCATTAATAGATGATGACGGGGTTAGGAAGTTGGGTGTGAAGTTGTGCCATACGGGTATGGTATCACCCTGCCGGAGGCCGTAGCGGAGCATTTGGTCGCTGGACGGGGAGGTAATAATTACATCCGAAAGACCATCGAGCGTTAGGGAACCAGCGCTAATTGTACCCCAATAGGCAACACCCTGCCCATCAGTGGATAACACCTGTCCGTTCGTTCCGTCAACCATCGGGAGTGTATACTCCGTGTTGACATTAATTTGAGATAAAAACTTCATAGTTTACCAACCTAATACAGTATAAGCAAAAGTACAAAATAAAAGAGGGGGACATTGCCCCCCCCTATATTTGCTTAGCTATTAACAATTAATTGTTATGATGAAGGAGCGTCACCCTCTATTGAGCCTGCTACTGTATCACCAGTACGCTTTGACGCTTGTAATACAACGTAGTGTGTGTTGTCCGTCACAGCACCACCGAATGTAACTACAATGGTATTAATTGTGGGTCTGGTAATATCAACAATAACAGTCTCTTGAGTTGCGTATGCAATAACCTCAGCCATAACAGCCTTAGTTCCAAAGTTGTGGGTTACCGTGTATGCGTTATTGGTCTTTGATACATTACCCTGAGCGTCGTCAAGTGAGAAGTGTATGGGAAGACCGAGATAGTTAGCAACCGCAGTAAACGTAGCCAAGCGAAGAACTCCAGCTTGACCACTTGCATTGCTCTGCATAATGAAGTGGTCGGTCGTTGTTACACTAGGGCTTAGTGAAGGTAGGCTACCGACGTGCAATGGCTGGTCAACCGTAGAGAAGCGGTCGTTTGTCTCGTCCCACAAGAACGATACGGCGGCTGCATTACCACGCTTTACTGAGAATCCACCGTTTTCAGTTGGTGCAGTGCCGACACTAATGTCAGAGTTCAACAGGATGATGCTGTCCCCGATGTTTACCTCGTTAGAAGTGATAGAAGTCAACTGACCATTTACAGTAAGGTTACCGCTGATTACAGTTTCTTCTGCATCGATGGTTATGGTGTATGACGTTCCGCCGCCTTGTAGAGACACAGCAGTTTGTAGAATCTTGGCGTTCTCAAGTTGAGTGTTGGTATCATTCCACATCATCAGCCTTCCCTCGGAAAGACCTGTGGCGTTCTTGAACCTTACGTTGTCCCCAGTCAGTTCAAGGCCATCGCTGACACCTACGTTCAGGATTCCAGTCGTGGTTCCGTCCCAAGTGAGACCGTTACCCGCAATGGTTGAAGCAACGCTAATGGTTACCTCACCATTGGCGCCGCCACCAGTAAGACCAACCCCAGCGGTTATGCTGCGGATGTCACCAGTGATGTCGTGCCAATCGGTTCCATCAGAGTATTTTACTTTGTTTATCGTAGAGTCGTATACAATTCTACCAGCGTAACGTGCGCCTCCGGTTATTCCGTCAATCTGAACGGTAGAAAGGGTCTCGGGACGAAGACCCAATACTGGGAATCCGTTGAGCTGAAGGGAGACTAAATGACTTAGTGCCATATCATTCTTAGTTTAGGTACGCCTTCCCGCTGAATGCGGAGGCGAAGGTTATGGTTAGGGTGTTTAGGGAATTGTATTGGATGTCCCCAATAACAACATTTTCTGTGGAATCAACAACAACAGCCACGGGCTTTTTGCCTAGGTTGTGGTTAATGACCCAAGTAGATGACGGCATATTCTGCTCGTAAACAAAGTGAGCGTCTCCGCCCCCACCAGTAACACCCTTAATAGATAGTGTCGTGGTTGGTCTTGGAATAACAATAGTTTGGGTAGGCGTAGGGCTTTGAATGCTTACGCTAATCTGCTCACCACTATTAATAGTTATATCGCTCATAACGTAATGTCCTCGTTTACTTTAAAGATTCCGTAAATCCAAGTTTTTACAGCGCCAGCATTAGTGCTTTGCAAATCGTAAACATAAAGTCCGCCTTCTACGGCAGCCATAGTTCCGGCTGGAGCCGTAATAGTGAGCACTCCCAATGCCGTTCCATTATAGGTAAAAGCATCGTCCTCAAGAGTGGCTGAAGCGGAGGTGTCCGTCTCACGAACATCGAGCTTCCACGTGTATGTGGTGAGGTTGATTACGGCCCCGGCGTCATCCTTAAACGTAAGCTCAAGACGGAAGGAATCACCCTTTCTGCAGGTGATGTCCAATCTTTGCGACGTATCTAGATTTATTGATGTGACAGCCATATTGCAAATTTAATTCTTTTAGTCAAGCAAATTTGAGAAGGGCTCGGCCTCCTGTTCTGGCAACTCACCACGTTGACCTTGACGCTGAGAAATCAATTTAGACTGCTCAACGGCTTGCTTTTTAACACGCTCGTCTTTTCTGTCTTCCTTCATTGTCTCAAGTTCTTTACCGCCTCCAGATTGGATGTCGGCAACCTCAATGTCAATCTGTCCCTTCTGGGTCTCAAGCTGCATACGAAGTTGGTACTCTTTTTCCAAAAGCATAGACTTCATATTGAACTCAGCCTCCATCTTTTGCATTTCAAGCTGTATTCTAAGCTGGTCCTCCTGCATCTTAGCCTGCGATGCCACTTGTGCGGTTTGAGCGTTGGCCTGAGCTTGCGCTTGTATATTTTCCTGCTGCATCATCTGCTGCATCTTAATGCGCTTCTGGCGGCGGATAATTAGCAGTCGCTCTGCTTGGTCTACATCCTTAAGCTGGCGGATGGCGATAGCATCCTCAAGGTCAATCTCCTTCTGAGCCAAAGCAATCTGAATGTTTTGCTCCAGATAAGACTTCTCGTTGTCGTTCATCTCTCGAACCACACGAACTCCGAAATTGTACATCGGTAGCTCACGAAACGAAGAGATGACTTCCATATTGGTCTTACCAATAGCACGCTCGTAGGCTTGATAGATGATAGACTGAGGCGGTAGAATCTGGAGGCACTTTACGATGTCCTCGCAGACACGCTTGTAAAGAACCATAGCGGCATTCGTGATGTCATAGATGGCGTTGTTTCCTGCTGCCATTGCCTGTTGGCGCACACCCACCAGAGCATCACCCTTGGGGCTTGAGCCGTCCATAACCTCGTTGATTCCCGTTACATCACGAATCATATTAAGGTAGTGGTTGTAGTGGCGAATAAGCTGCTCTACGTTACGAATCTGGTTGTCGATGGTACGCACAGGAGGATTCTGGAAACCTCCCTCTGGATTCTTGCTACGGTAGTAGAATACACCAGTTTGCTCGTAGATGTCTTGAATCTCCAAAGGCTGAAGTTCGCCACCCATACCGAGCTGTACGTTCTCCAATCCTTCAATGTCAATGATGATTCCATCGGGTTTTGCCTTGGCAATGGCCTGCTGAATCTTGAGGTGGGAAATCTGAATCTGGTCTGCGAAGCCAACAATACCGCTTACCAATGACTTAGGAATCATTCTCCGCATATTGATGGCTACTGCACTGTACGACAGACGGGTCTTAGTCAAATCGTGTATGTTTTTAGGCACGTTCTTCTTTGGTCCGTAGTTGAAAATGTAGTTCGTGCCTATGATAAACATACCTCCATAAACGGTAGAGTTCATCATATATACTGGCTCACGGTCGTATACGCTTTGCGTTGGGGCCTTGTAGTTGTTGCCTTTGAAGTAGAAGCCGATGTTGCCATACTTGGACATCTTCTTTTCATATACCATAGAGTCAACACTTAAGAACTCAAAGTCTAATACTTCTACAGCGTACTCGTCGTATCCGTAGTGGTAGGTGTCAAATCCAGAATCATAGCGTGAATCGTTGAAGCGGTTTGGTGCGTTAGAGTACTTGTTTCTAACAGCCCGGCCAATCTCCATATACTGCTCTTCAGTAAACTGCTCTCCTGCGATTCGCTTAAGTTCCCCGATGTTAATGCGCTTAACGTGTCCAGCGTAAACAATATCGCTTAGATTCGGGTCCTCAGTAAAGCTGTGGATAAACCGGGCTGGGTCCACATACTCTGTAGAGATTCCGTAGTTCGGGTCATTGCTGCGCTTGGAAACAGCCATACCGCAACTCACAAGGTCTTCTACGCATCTACGGTAGGTGCGCTCGTCGAAGTCATTCCAGCTAAGGGTAATCTGCGTTGCAATCTGTGCGGCAATCTCTGCATCCGTCTTTACGTTGGACTCAAGGAAAATTTCTACCTCTTCTGGGGTATCCGGGAGCTGCTGTGGGTCTATGTCCACATCTAGTCCAGAATCTTTAGCTTGAGCAATGAGCTCTTTGTTTTCGATGCGTACACGGACACGCTCCTTTTTGAAATCCTTCTCGCTTCTTGAAAGCGGGTCAACGGCCTCAAGATTTGGGTATGGGCTAGTAGATAGAATCTTATTGACTACAATCTTAACGAATTTCGGTACAATGGGAACTGGGTTCCAGTCGAGGTTCAAAAGAGAACCGTCTCCATTATTAGGGTTCAACGAACTTAGGAGCTCTTTGTACTTACTTGAGTCCTGTGTTCCGTTGGCATAGTCCCTAGATGTTTCGAACTCCCTAAACCTTCTTCGGTATAAAGAACTCTCCGAGTCAACACTACCCCACTCAGCGAAAATTGCTTTAGCATACTTCAACCCGTATTGGGGCGAAGATTTCTGTTCAACGCTCGCTAGTGGATTCGGAAATGTAGATTCGGCATTCTGTTCCTGCCCATTGTAATCCATACTTTAGCCAATATATTATTGGCAAATATACAAATTTAATAAGGGCGTCACTTAAAGCGCCTCAAGAACACTTTTCCCGATAAGTCTACTTTCTTTTTCTCTTCAACTCTTTTCTGGGCCGCTAGCAACGCCAATCCCGAACTGATTGTCAAGTCATACTTTGTGCGGTCGTCAATCTTGAAGTTAATCCAGTCTTCAAGCGTTCTATCAAAGTACATCCTTCCCATTTGACCGCTCTCCTCGTTGACGCCAACGTGGTTGTGAATGTATGCTTCGACGGCCTGTGCGTGAGCCTGAATGACGTCCTGCGAGTTTGACGGTATGCCCTTTGTCTTGCTTGATGAAGAAGCACCGCCTAAGTATTCCGGCCTATCTAAAAGATAGCCGTCGTACCCTCTGGATTCAAAATATCTAGCAATACCGTACTTGTTGTTTTCTATTAAGATTGGATACCCGTAGAACTTAGCCGCCATCAAAACATCCTCGTAGAATATCTTAGCTAGTGGCGGGCGTGATGCGTACTCTGCAATAAACATATTCGATGGGTACTCCATATTGAATTTGTTGTACAGGTGGCAAGCACCCTTAGACCCCCTTCCGTCAACTGTTGCGTCAATATCGTAGGAGTCAACTCCACCTACTCCCAAGAAAGCATTAGGGGCTGTGCGTGAGCCATTGTTAAACGCCTCTTTGTTCCGCATATCCTCCGGCGGCATCCACCCTATGCGCCACCTTCCGTTTGCATCAGGGCTAAACACTACCTTCGTATCTGGCACACCATTTTCCCACTGAAAGTTTCCAATCACAATTGGATTAGGGTACATCTCCTGATTGTGCTGAATCTGTTCGTATATCTTGCCGATGTTGAACAAACTAGCCTTCGCTGAATCACGAAACGCCTCGTCTTCTACAAATGGAAACTGACGGATGACCTCGTTAAGTTCGTGTCCATCTTGACTAAGCGCCTTGCGCTCATTTTTCAAAAACGTCTTAGCCCCTATGGTAATAAGGTTTCCGTCTTCACCAAGCACTGGTTCTTGCGGGTCTTCTACCACTGGGTTTCCGTACATATCAAAAAACCCTTCCAGTGCTTCGTATGCGGGTATGAAAATGGAATAAAGACCGCTCCGTGTTCTCCCGTTTTCGTTTCGCTCCGATGGGTCGGACGAATAGTATAGGTCCCTAAACTGACGACCCCCCTTGTCAAGCGGGTTAACCGTAGAACCAACCAAAGCCTTTCCAATGATGTTTCGTCCAACAAGCAAACAGGTACGGTGGATTCGCCACGACTCACGGATGTCGGTAGGCTTTTCCCATTTGCCAGCCTCATCCAAGTACATAACGTGGAGTTTCTCACCGTCGTATGCGTTATTGGTGGTGTTCTTCCAGTTGATTACCGTATTTAGTGCTTCGCCAACCTGAGACGTTTTATTGTTCTTAGTGATTCGCTTAGATGGCTCCCGAAACGCAAGCTCCATCCGTGGATTTGTGGTACCATCCTGAATCGGTTTAAAGAAGAATGGGTAGCTTTTGAATATCTGGACAATCTTCTTCATAAAGATGTTCTCCTGAGCGTCGCCACCCGTCTTGGACATCACGCCAAGTAATTTATTCTTTACCTGCGTGGCCTCGTCGACGAGCACTGCACTACACATATTTGTGTATCCAGAGCGACGACACTTGGTATATATCTGCCCTACGGCTCTTGGGTCGGACTCCACGGCAGCCATATGGATAAAAAGCTCACGCTGGAACTTTAAATAGCTTGGGTATCCGATATCAATGCGGCTCCACTGAAGAAACATATAGTGATGCCCCGTGATATATGTTGGAGCACCATTATTGTAGAACCAAAGACCCTCTTTCCTCCTTCTAAACTCACGCTCAACATACCCGGACCATCTCTGCTGAAACTCTTTTGGGGTTTCGTACCACTCATCCATTGACTTAATCTGAAGCAGCTCACGGGGGAGCTCTTGACGTTGCCACCGCTGGGCCTTTTGTGGCTTGTCGCTAAAGAGTATGTCCTTCTTGGATGGCTTCTTCGGCAGCTGTATTAATAGTCCAGACAACTCAATAACCTCTCCTTCCGTCCCGTTGGGGCAGATATTGATAACTGCTT